CTCTACTGGAGCTTCTACTGGGGTTTCTACTAAGGCCTCTACTGGGACTTCTACAGGGGCCTCTACTGGGACTTCTACAGGAGCCTCTACTGAGGGCTCCACAGGGGCCTCTACTGGGGGCTCTACTGAGGGCTCAACAGGGACTTCTACAGGGGCATCTACTGGAGCCTCTACAGGGGCCTCTACTGAGGGCTCTACATGGACCTCTACAGGGGCCTCTTCTACAGGGGCCTCTACAACAGGCATATGCACACGCATAAGTTTGCTTTCCTTATCACCAAAATTGATCGAAAAATTATCAGATCTAAAGACGCCATCCGATGATTTAATCAAGATCTCTTCACCCCAATTATTCCATTTAAGAATCAACTTTTGTCCATAATATAGATACACACCCTCGTTCATCCTCCTTGGATTAACATTTCTCTTAAACGAATTCATAGCGGTCTCAAAGATAAGAGAATCTTTCCATTGCGTGTTAATACCAGCTACTTGGAAACTCATATTTTGTTTAAATAATATTAGAAAAAAAAATGTTGCGTCTATACGAGCAACAAGTTGCGTCTATACGAGAAATTATAAATCATGTCATTATATGTCATGACTAATTCAAACGTGTGGTTCAGCAGAGTTCTTCTATTACCTCACGTGTTTTCATATTTACTTTATATATTACATGATGCATGTCGAAACAACATTGAGCGTGTCCATCGTAGTAGGCTTGACATGACAGACAGTAGTGCATGACTCCATACTCTGTTTCAGAGTCATCATTATCAGTATCAGTCTCTGTCTCAGAGTAGTGTGCTTCAGAGTCTTCAATCTCAGATTCAATCTCAGATTCAATCTCAGTCTCAGAGTCTTCAATATCTTCAAGGTCTGGAATGTTTTCGAGGTCGGAGTCAGATTGCATTTTATCAGTTGATATTGATAATTTGATAATTTAATTTGACAATCTTTGATATATCATTTTTTTGATTTTCGACTTAAAGTTAAAATTTCGTATATAAGTATACAAGTATAAATAGTATATAAGTATATAAGTATAAATAATAGACCAATGGCTGAGCAACTGCTCGATAAAATTAGAAACACCAATTTTCTAAAAGAAAAGACTAAAGAAGAATACATCAAAAGAATAAATATTTTTTGCAATCATGTCAATAAGGATCTCATATACTGTATAAAAAACCCAGAGTGGCTCGTCAAACAAATACTCCAATACGTTGAAGCAAATAACTTTAGCATGCACACAGCCGATAAGATATGCTCTTGTTTCATGGCGATATTCACCTATAATCAAGATTTTAAAGAAACAAACAAACAAATATATGATGCTTGGATCATCGAAGCTAAAAGTATAAAAGATAAAATAAACCAGAAATATGAATCCAATAGACCAACAACCAAGCAAGAGACTGCTTACATCGATTTCCAAAAAGTCGTCGAAATACGCAACTCACTTAAGGAAGGCACCCAAGAACGCCTGCTGCTTTTCATGTACACTGAAATACCACCCGTGAGAAACGACTATCACACGATGCGCATATATAAAAAAACACCTAAGTTTGATGTTGGCAACTACTTCATCATGAACAAAGAACCTATGATCATCTTAAATGAATTTAAAACGGATAAAACATATGAACAAATAAAGATTACCATTCCTCAATCCCTACTTAACGAAATCCAGGAATCTCTCAAGGCTCAACCCAGAGATTACCTATTCACATCTGGAAGAGATAATCAACCCTATAACTCCGATAACACCTTCAGCAGGTGGGCTAACAGAACTCTAAAGCAAATATTCAATAACAATATGAGTCTCACAACTCTCAGACACATCTACATCACCCGACGAGACCTCAAACTCGAGGAGAAATCTGGCACTGAACGTAAAGAAATCGCAAAAATAATGGCGCATTCCTTAGAGCAACAACAGAAATATTTGTGGCATACTTGGGTCAAAGACAATACGATTACATAATTCTATCGAAAAAATATATGTTTATTAATAAATAATATAAGATATGGACGAACCTCCTATTATCTTCATCATTATAGCAGTATGTTTCATCATAATGATTTCAATTTCAATATATAACTTCGTGCGAATAGGAAATTTAAAGAATAAATCAGCAGATTTAGAGTTGTCTCTTAAGAATGTATCTGACTATAACGTTGAACAGAAGATATCTGATGCGCTTTCGAATATCACCAAGGTGAAGACTGAGTTGTCAGAAGATATCATGAAGAACATCCAGAAAGTCCAGGCAGAACAGAGCAATGCAAATACTATCCAGGATACTCTCATAACAAAGAATCAAAACGACATAACACTTGTTCAATCCAACATCGATAATGTCATCAAACCTAAGCTTGGCGATTTCGACGGGAATTTTAAGTCCCTTGAAGGCGCCATAGAGTCTAACAAATCTGAAATAAAAGCCGTTGGCACCAGCATCACCCAGTTGAGCACCCAGTTTAACACACAACACGAACAATTGAGCGATGAGATCAAGAGAATCAACGCAACTCAATTCGAAGACAAAATTGGCAAATTGCAAGCTGCGCAAACTCAGATACAGTCTGAGCTCGTCGGCATCAATATCAATAAGCAGTCAATTGCAAATAACAAAGCAGCAATAGATGATTTATACAGTAATTTAATTAATCTTAATGACGTCACTTCAGAGTTGGCTGATGTCACTGTAGATTTGGCTAAGGTTGTCGATGGTCATGATTTGATTTTGAAAGCGCTTTAAGAGCACGTTTATTTCCAATAACTAACATGATTCATTATGATGCACACAGCATAAGCTCCATTTCCTATTAATTTGCTTTTATTTATCTTCAAATCATCAATTGTCAAAAATATCCATTGATTTGCATCTGCATTTGAAATAGTTTCATCTTTATTATGTCCATCGAATAATACTTTGATGTTCGTTAAGCAATTCACAAACCAATGACTACATACTATATGAAATTCAAGGATAGTTATAGGGTGGTTGCCATTATACTTTCTCCAAAATGAACACAATAACTTAGTGCCTGTTAAGCGATACACATCCTGCTCTGAAATGTTATCCACATCTTGCTCAATAATAGAATCACACATATCCTTGAATATAGCACATTGAGGTTTAGCTGCATACATGAAACCATTATGTAGAGTATTATGATCCTCTATGCAATTATAGGACTCTTTCGTAAATATGATATCATGCGCGTTCTCTATTAAACCATCTAAGTTTCTTATTACCGCGAAATCCAGATCCATATAAAACCCACCGAAGTGATACAATAACAAGTATCTAAAGAAATCGCATTTTATTATTGGTCTATTCGTTTTACACTTGATGAAAGCTTCATATTCTGGATAATTGACTTTTACGAAATATTGCGCATCTTCAAAACTCCACAGCTTATAGACATAGTTAGGGCAAGTTGTCTTAATAAAATCTATTAAAACAAGCAGTTCTTGTTTATTGGTTTCATTATTAGTTTTAGTTTTAGTTTTAGTTTTAGTATTAAAATCAAACCATATTTGATGAATTAGTTTCATTTTCATCATCAAATATGTTATAAATAAGAATTATAAATTGTTTTAAGTAGTTTTAGCACCTATTATTTTTTTAGATCATGCTCATCACCGCAACAGTCAGCAAGAACATCATTAACAAAACAACAATCACTCTCTTATAGTATATAATACTTGCGTCTAATCCTTTAGCACACTTGCACTTGTCCTGTCTAAGCTTATAGGTGTATGACAAGACGATCACGAAATATAGTAAGCTATATAATATATACATAATAACATAACTACTTGGTGGCTTCATATTAAGGCTTGATGACATCAATGCCAACAATGTCGAAACAAAGTTAAATACCGTCATGGCCGTTATAGCCTCCCTACGCCAGTCCTCAGAACATTCGCACTTAGCTTTAACAAGTCTGCTAACGAAATTATAGATCATAGCATTTTCAGCTATAATCAAGCCTGTGAAGAAAAGTCTCATAAAGGTTATCTTTGTGCTCATTTGTATGTCTATTTAGTTATTAAGAGATAAAAAAATATTCGAGGAGTTGCTTACATTTCTCTACGTTCTCGTTATCCATCGCAGTTTCTGCCTTCAAAGATGGATATGTGATGTTAAACTTAACGTAGAGATTCTTAGTGTCATTCATACCCTTACCAGATATAGATAGATTGTTATCATTGTTTAGAACTTTGTTTGAGATTCGCGTATTAATATGTAATGTTTCACCCGATGGATGATTGATGGATATTTTTTTTCCAAATATTGTCTCTATAAAAGATATATCAGTCGTATATACGAGATCTCCACCATTCACCAGTTGCAATGACTTATCATTAGATGAAATAGCTACTGAAATGTTCAAATCCATATCTTCCATCACGTTCTCCAGTGTCTTTAAATGTCCATTGTCGAACGTTGGAGGTATCTGTATCAATATGGTCTTTTCTACTAGCCGCTTTCTTGTCCCATTACAAGTGCATGTAGCCTGAGAGTGTGTCATTCCCGTTCCATTACAGGAGTGACAAGGCCTAATCGTTGTGCTGACAAATGAAGCGAAACCCACCTGTTGTCTTTGTTCAACATTCACTCTCCCGTTGCCGTTGCACGTTCCACAAGTTGATGAGCAATGTGAGCACATCTGTTCATTTTTCAATGATAATTTCTTCTCTACGCCTTTAAATGCTTCTTCGAGCGTTATATTTATCTGCTTCCGGAGAACCACACGCTTCTTCTGAGGCTTAGGATCAGCTGAAATATTAACCTCTTGGCGTTGATTATGCGGATACTGCTGTCGGAAATGTTGATTCATCATGTCAAACGGATTGAAAGGTTGTTGTTGTTGTCTATTCTCTGGAAAGTTGTTGTTCGTTATATTCTCATAAGCTGCAGTGATCTCTTTGAACTTATCAACGTCTCCACCCTTATCGGGATGATGAACCATAGCCAGTTTTCTATATGCTTTTTTTACTTCTTCCTCGGTCGCGGTGATCTTCAATCCCAAGATTTCATAACATTCAACTTTATTCATGATGATGGCTTATTATTATAAAAAAATCTTTTAAAATTTAGTAAGCCAACGTGCTATATCTGCGTGCATATGCGTATTGTTGTTATATAACATGTGTGCTAATATACATGCCATCATTTCATATGGATGTTCTAATTGTATGTGTATATGCTGCGAGTAGTCTTTAACCAGTCTCGAATATTCAGTATGTGTTGGTATTGGTATCCCTTTATTAATATGAATTTGTGCGTCTGCTAATGATGTAGGCGATGGTTGAGTATTATAAAGCATTACACGATGCATACCTTCACACTCATCGTATAATAATCTATTTATATCTGGATTAGACCGTTTAGTATTCCGATAATATGCGTCGATGAAATTATCTACTTTCAAACCAAGCGTATGTATCAATAAGTGATTGAACTCAAACGGATGCGATCTCTGATACACGTGTATAAATTCATGTAGAAGTAAAGAGATTCTCTTTTGTTTTTCAGATAGATTGAAATAATATTTCACAGGCAACATGATAGTTTCCTTCATAGTATGTGGGTAACCATTCTCTATGGCATCGTCTTTGAAAAACATAATCCGATATGGTGTATGCTTTAAGCGTTCGTATTTATTTAGTATCGACGACATAGTAGCTTTATCATCTCTAAATAATGCTTTATAATCGGTCGAGAGTTTTGCTGTGTATGTCGCGGGTTCGGCGTAATTGTTCAGATTTCTTACCTTCTTATCAATGGCATTCATATGGGATATATATGATTCATACATCTTATTATATTGGAATATTAATTAAAAACAGTAATAAATCATCGTCATCATATTATATTGCATATTAAAAAACACTAATAAGTCATCATATTTTAAATACATTTCGAAGACATTGATGATTGGGATCTTTTTTCATTTTCAAAAATTTATTTTTTTTATTTTGAAAAATATTTTTTATAAGCATATATAT